CCGGCGGCACGCGTGAGCGTGCTGTCGGTGAACTCGGTGGCGTTGGTGTAAAAGCCACGTCCCGTGCCTCCCGCCTGTCTGGGCTGACTACCCAGGCAGGTGTAAAACCAGTTTACAAATCGAATCAGGATTCGGCGCTTGCTAGCCAGGGGGCTGGAGACATCCAGCCCAAAGGCAAGGAAACGCGGAATCCTGCTCGTGGGAAAGGCATAACCCCGAGTGCCAAACATCAACGTGTTTCGCAGCTCAGAGGCTTCGCAACCGTGATCAACTTCTGGTTGTCTCAGTTGCGGCTCCGCTGTAGCCTGTCGGAACTCCAGGATCACTTCACGGAAATGACCACTGCAATCCCGACCGACCAGCTGTCAAAGGCCTTCAAGATCTCTCTGGCCACTTTCTTCTCGAAAGAAAATGGCCAGGAGATGCCGGAAGGTTACAAGTCTGCTTTCCGATTATTTCCGAACCGTTTCTATCCACTGCTGCGCAAGCGGTGGACAAAAAAGGCCCGGCGTCGGACCCGAGAGACGTTTATGCTCCTCAAAGCAAAACGTCTCTCGGCTCCGGTGCCGAGGGAAATGATACGGAAAGCTTATGAGAGTCACGGAAGCCTTCTCTCCACTGTGGGGAAGACTCCCGAAGATGTCCTGTTGACTCTCAGGCTTGTCGCTCGTGAATGGGCCGAGAGGGTCCGACATCACTACGATGAGACGATCCCTCTCGGTCCATCCAAGGCGTACTTTGGGTGTCCAAGGTCGAGTGGAGGCTGCTTCAGCTCGCTGAAGAACCTCTACTCGAGGCTGAACACCCGAGGGAATCCTTTGATGGTTGGAACGCGCGTAGACCCTCCCCTGATCTACCTGTTCGGTCGACCAGGGGTGGGGAAGTCGTTTATCTGTAACTCAATTGTCCGTTCTCTCTCGGAGTGCTTTGGGGAGGGTCCCGCCAGTGTCTACTGGAGGAACTACACCACAGAGCACCACGACGGATATACCGGACAATTGATTTACGGAATAGACGATGCCTTCCAGAACCGTGACTCGGTCAGTGCACCCGACAGCGTTCGTGACGAGATTATTCAACTTCGGTCGAATAATCCCTTCACGATGAAGATGGCAAGATTGGAGGATAAGGGGAGGAACTTCAACTCAGAGTTCCTCCTCTTATCGTCCAACCTGTCACCTGAACAGGTTGTCGCCTGTACTGACCATATTCACTGTTCTGCCGCACTTGGACGCAGAATGAAGACCTCCTTCGAGATTAAGGACTTCAATCACAAAACCCGGCTCTACCGGATCACTGTGAATGAGCTCGTTAATCTCGAGGGCCGCAGTCCTCGCCTCGAGCAGCGTCGCTACTTGGAGCTAGATCTGCGGTCCTTGGTGGCCCTCATTGTGCGCTGGGCCGTGGATGAGCATCGGGATGCGATCACCCACGCTCTCGCCTCAACAGGACGAGAGCGTGGATGGCGCATCCCCATGATCAACTACGGTCCAGGTCGTCCCTGCCTAGGATATGAATTCCCCAGTGAGCTACCTGAGAAGAACCAGGTAGAGGCTTACGCCATCAGCGAACCACTGAAGGTCCGTCTGATCACTAAGGAACAACCTCTGTCATACGCGATGAAGCCACTGCAGAGAGCAATGACTCGGGCTCTCAGAGACTTCAATTGTTTCTTTCCCGGGTGGAAAGGAACACTTGAAGACTTTGTGAACCTCAATCTCGCAGGACAGAAGGGTCATATCCTAAGCGGAGACTACTCCGCCGCGACTGACAACCTCAACAGCGATGTCATGAACACCGTTCTTGAGGAGGTCAAGAAGGTCTTCCCCGGTCACCACCTTCTCCACAAGTATGTCGACTTCTTTGGTGGACCGCATGAAGTTTTGTACCCCAAGTGGACAAAACTCCCTGCGATCCAGCAGAGGAGAGGACAACTCATGGGGTCCCTGCTGTCGTTCCCGGTACTGTGTATTGCCAACGCGGCTACACTGTGCCATGTGCGACAGCAGGATCTCCATGAGCTGAAGGCATGTATTAATGGCGACGACATCCTGTTCGTCGACACTAATAGATGCATTCGGAGGTGGAAGAAGGTCGCGACCTCACTGGGACTCGTGCCCTCGATCGGTAAGAACTTCCAAGACATGTCCTTCGGAACCATCAACTCGGAGTTGCTGTTTCGGCGGAAGAAGGGTAACACCTTCCGGTCCGCCGACACAGGAAAACCGGGGTTGTTGGTTCGGAAGAACATGCCGTTGGCTCATCTCGCACTCAAGGAGGGTTACTCCAAAGGACAGGTGGTCCTTTGGGGTAAGCCTTCGTTGGAGAGACATCCCGGTTCCATCGATGTTCCTCTGAACTTCGGTGGACTCGGGGTCGAATTTGACCCCAGCAGGCGACCGACACGGAAGGACAGATCACTCTATCTCTTCCATGCCGACCGCCTGCTGAGGCATATCCGGCAGGTCTCCCGTGTGGAGATGACCCCTGGAAGGTCTCTGGTGTGTCTCCCTCGCGCCCTCGCAAAGGGACCTCTCCGGTCCCTTTGCGAGGATGCGAGGCAACAAGTCGCCGACTTCCGGTTGGTGGCCCAATCCGTGATGGACACGCTGCTCACGGAGCAAGAGGCGGAATTCCCCTGGAGGGAGTTCCACCTCTTCCGCCGGTCAGCGTGGGAGAAGTGTAAGCGGTGGAGAGACTTTCTCGCCTCGGGCTCGCTCGAGACGTGTCAGCCTCTCACTGCTCTCACTCCTCACTGGACAACCGTCAGCACGGAGGACTTGCCGTTCATTGACAATTACACCAGTCGATGGACGACGAGTCAGCTTTTCAGCCGCGAAACACGGAGGACCCCGTGTCCAGTGTAGCCCCTATTTGGGAGGGGGTTTACACTGGCCATGAGGCCCGCTGGTGTTTACACGGCGGGGGTCTTACGCGAGTAGGATTCCCGGATCTTTCTCATTCGCATCCTCTCCCGGAGAGGGTGCTAATGACAAACATCCG